TATCTTCTACTTCACTTACTTTACTTACATCTGTTAATCTTTTTAATTGTGGTGTTTTTAGTGCCCATTGTTCATCACAATAACAACAAGGTATTAAATGACCTCTATTTGTAAATGCAGTTTGTATTTCACCTTTAAGGCATTTTGGTTTAAATTTAGCCATTTTTCCAACTCAACTTATATTCATTTGTAGGCATAAACGGGTCGTCATGGCTTAACCATCTTGAGGACTGTAATATAATAAAAATTAAATCATTGTCTTCAGCCATCTGTTTTGCCTGTTCTAAATGTTCTTGATTATATTTAAATATGATATATTGCCATATTGGTGATTGTTTTAGATATTTTTTAGATTCTAACATTACATTAAATAACTTTTCACCATCTTGATTAACTCTGTATAAATGACTTTCATTTGGTAGTCCATCAATACCAAATATCCATTTAGCTTCAGGATATGCTTGCCATGCTTTTATATACCATGCTAATGATTTTTGAGATGAAGCGTTGTGTACACTTACACCTACATTTACAGATTTTAAATGTTTTAAAATGTCTATGAAATTTTTATGATGTACAGGATCCGAAAGTTGTCCGCAAAAATCAAAATACTTGTAATGTTTTGCTAGTTTTTTAATATCATCTAAAGATACATCTTCACCATAAACTTTTTGACCTTTGTCTCTAAATGCAGTTTGTCGCTGACACCTAGGGCATTCTAAAGCACACCTGTGTGTAATGTCTATGTTTAGACCTTTACTTTTTCTATTAAAAAATTTTAGATTTCTCATCATATACTCTTTATTAATTCAACTAATATATTTAGGTTGTCCGAATACATCTGTTTTGTTGGCACAGGTCTCTCCATATAAACAGGACCACCATCTTTAATATTTTTATCTCGCAAATATATTACTTTTTTACCTAACCATTTACATTCTTGTATTAATCTTGGTGCTGGGTCATAATAGTTTTTTGTGTAAACATAATATTTAAATAACCCTAAAAGATTGTGTACAGGCGCAAATATATTATTGTAATTATTGTTAATATATTTTTCGTTATAAGTTAATATTCCGTGAGATTTAAAACAGTTAGGACATTCTTTAATTTGCTTATCAATCTCTTTATAATATACATCATTTGTACCTAAAAATAGATAATCAAATTGTACATCTTCTTGTACAGGTTTATAGATACTGAAGTTTATCATTTTCTGAAAGTATTTGCCTTCACCAACTGGATAAACATCATAATCACATAAGTTATAAACCTTTTTATTTTTAAAATATTCTAAAGCTGGTTGCCAAAGTTCATGTTGATTTTCAGCATAAACAGATATAAGAGTGCCACCAAATAATAAATGCATGGTTAATAATTGGTCGTGAGTATAATCTTTTTTATCTTTGTAAGGTAATGTTAGTTGACTTCTACCTAAGATAAATGATATATCATTAGGTGCCGGCATATAATCATCAAAGATTATATTCTCACAACTAATATATTTTTCTTTAATAGAATTTAGATAATCTTCTTTTGTGAATCTATGATGTGTTATAATTATAACTTGACTCTCGATACCTATAGAATTTAGGTAACAACAATGTTCATAACTATAACACAAGAGACCATCACCTGGTTTACTTGTACATACTATATTAATCATTTAAATTTTATAACATCATCTATATGAGGTTTATAATCTCCTTTTTCTACTCTTGGTGTAAGAGGATAACCAAATTGCATACTAAACAAAACTTCTTCATTTTCATATTTCCAATCTTTAAAACATAACTGATATGAAACTCCTAATTTATTTTCTAAACATAAACCTGTTAATACTTTTGCAAACATACCTATTTCTAAAGATATATTGTGTTTATCTTTTTTATATTTTGAGGGGTCAGTACAAGGCTGGTCATGTCCTTCATCAATTAATTGTTGAACATGTTTGGAAGGCTTAGTGACCAATCTAGGCGTAAAGATTAAATTATATGGTGCTTTTATATTGTGATTGTGTCCACCACCTGTGACTTTTTGAACATGTGAATATATACTTTCTTTTTCTTCACGACAATTAGGACCTAAAACATGCACCCTATAAGGCATAATGTTTTGTTTAGACGCAGTTAGTCTATATGTTTTTTCTATTAAATTTTTTACTAAGGTCTCATCAGGTATTTTGTCAGTATAACGGTATACTTGATATCGTGCCTCAAATAGTTCTTCCATAATCATATAAATATTTATATAAATAATAATAAGGTGATTTTATGAGTTATAGTAGTTTGTTATCGTATGGTGATTTTATACCCTTGAAATTGACTTGTGATGTAAATAAGTTATTTGATGAAACCAAAGACTTTTCTTATCAAAAGTATAATCCAAGAAAACCACACATACATAGATATGGTTTAAGTATTACAAGCCTGGACGGTAAGTTGGGTGGTATTGACTTAGACTCATTCAAAGAATATAATAAAGAACATGGTACTAACTATGATGAACATAGTTTTAGAAGACATACAGATGTTTATTTTCAAAGTAAACAAATAAGAAAAGTATGTGAACCATTTAAAGGTAATTTACTTAGGTCACATATCATACATTTACCAGAAGGTGGATATTTTCCTCCTCATAGAGACAGACCAGGTTATGGTGATAAACAATACTCTTTTAGAGTTATTGTGCCATTAAAGAATTGTAATCCTCCACATCTATATTTTATGTATGAAGATAAACAACTACACTTTGAACATGGTAGAGCATACTTTTTAAACACAAATAAATATCACAGTTTATTTGCATTTAAAGATAGTTACTTTATTGTATTGAATGTTGATTGCAATGAAGAATCTTATAATATTATTGGTGATTACATGTTAACATGATAAAATATATTACTGAACAAGAAGTTGATAATTTTGTATCTCAACAAGAAAATGTGCATGAGACACATAAAACTTTTAAAGAGTGGAAAAAACACATTTTATTAATATCGCAGTTTTGGCCACATTGTAAAAAGTTTTACAAAGGTGATGGTAAGTTTTTAGGTTATTACGGAAAAGAATTAGAAGCTATCTATTGGTACAATAAAATAGATGATGAAGTTTATGACGGTTATTTAATGTCAAACAAACCTGGTGCAGGTTTAAAATTAGCCAGATACTTACAGTATGAAGTAGATTGGAAAGAAAATTGGTCATTGTGCGAAAAAAAGTATTTAAGATATAACGAAAGATTAGGTTATAAAGCAATGGCAACAGAATTAAAAAATGATGAAGAATGGATATTATTGTGGCGACAAAAGAAATATTAAGTTTTAGTAAAATGCATGTAGGTGCTGAACAAGTTGTCACAGCAAAACATGATGAGTTACTACTAAAAGACGGCAGAGTTTTAAAAGACACCATGTCTGGACTGTGGAATGTTTCTTTAGGTTACTCAAATGAAAATATCAAACAATCTATGATGAATCAAATGGTCAAGTTACCATATGCAAGTAATTTTTCTGGTTATCATAGTGCAACTACAGAAAGATATGCTGAAGAAATTTGTAAACGAACAAAAATGAATAGAGTTTATTTTACAAATAGTGGTAGTGCAGCCGTAGAAACGGCAATCAAACTAACAGGTAGAAACATTGCTATTTGTGGTAAACATAGTTATCATGGTTCTACAATTCTAAGTGCAAATGTTTCAGACCAAAGTATTAATCAGTTTTGGAATATAAAAAATATTTTAGATGTTTATAAATTTAACGACTTAGATACATTAAAGATTGCATGTGATATAAAAGATTCTTTTGTAATTATTGAACCAGTCGTAGGTGCAGGAGGTGTTTATGAATGGCATGAAGATACTTGGAAGATTTTAAAAGAATATCAAAATAAAGGTGGTATTCTTATATTAGATGAAACTGTAACAGGTTTTGGTAAACTAGGCACCATGTTTGCTTTTGAAAAGTATAATATACAACCTGATATGATTATATTGGGTAAAGCAATTACAAACGGATATTTTCCTATGGGTGCATGTTTGATAAATGAGAGAATAGAAAAGACAGTTAAAATGTTCAATCATGGGTTTACTTACTCTGGTCATCCTGTTGGTTGTGCAGCTGCCTTAGAAGTATTAAAAGAAATTGATAAGAGAAGTGAATGGTTATTAGAACACAAAAAAATAAAAGGTGTCACAAGACAATATGGCTGTATGGGTGCGATAGACTTTGAAACGCCAAAACAATCATTAACATTTATTAAAAAGATGAGAGATAGAGGTTACATTTTAGAAGATGGTTCTGAAAATGTTTCAACTGCCGTATTTTGTTTACCTTTTATCTTTCAAGAACATGAAAATTTTGAAGAGGCAATTAAAGAATGTATTTAGCAGCTTACCCATTACAACTACCAGAAATTAAAAGAGTTATCACACATTATTACGATAAGATTTATAATCATAATAATATATTAGAAGATAGGTTTGGAATACAAGAAAGATTTATTGAAAACTTTGTACCTTGGATTAACAAAGGTCATATGAAATTTACAGGTCTAAAAGACTTTAAACATGTTTATGTTACAAACGGCATAACAGAGGCTATTCACACAACTATGATTGAACATAGTTTAAGACCAATGGTTCAAAAACATGAGTATCCAGCATACATGGCTCATGCAAAAGTTTTTAGAGAAAATGGTTTAGTATTAAGAAATAGAATTAAGGTGTTAAGTTTACCTTTTTATAATTCTGGTCAAGAACATCCTACAACTGCCGAAACACTAGAAGAAAACTCTTTTGTTGATTGTGCATGGGCAGGTGGTTCGGGTATTAAAAAAACTTATGATGTAAGTAAAGTAGGATATGTTACATTTAGTTTTAGTAAAATGTTTGCATTACAATATCATAGAGTAGGTGTTTTGTTTTCAAAAAAACCTGTAGAGACTTTAGAAATATACAAACAAAAAGCATATGTAAACTTAGCAGGCATTGACCTTGTAAATCAATTGATGTCTTTTACACCTAACTATTTTTACGATAAATATAACCACATATCAAAAAGAATTTGTGATAGATTAGGAGTAGAAGAAACACCTAGTTTATGGATTGGTATGAAAGACGGCGTTAAAGTGCCATTAATTAATGAATGGTTAAATGAGAAAATTAAATAAAGATTTTTACGACATTGCAACTAAAAATGATTGGATAGATTTATCTGATTTTTGGTCATGGCCTACATCAGATATATTAAATGATGTAAAATTAATACCTGATAGATTATGGTCAAAACCTTTTAATGGTGGTGATAAAGACAAAGGTAAAGGTTATAACAACAAACAATCTAATATTAATTTACCTGGAACAGAAAAAGGTTCTCAAAAAATACCAGCAAAGGGTTGGAAGAGTATCATGTTTTTAAATGATACAGGTATTAGTGACAATCAGATATTGACATTTGACGCATTATACGAAAATCAATGGGAGTATAAGAAGAGATTAAAGTATGTAAATAATGTTAGAACATGGACAGAAATGGCACAGTTTAGTCCTAAACTAAAATCATTTTTTGAAGAGAAAATATTTCCATACATAGGTGTCGCATATATCTTTGTAACTCAATTAGAACCTGGTGGTATTATTACACAACACAATGATGTGCCAGATGAAGCAAGGCCTTTGAAACAAGATGATAAACTTTTTGCTTATGATATGTGTAATGTTTTTAACTTATGTTTAAATGATGTGCCATATTGTCATTCTGTATTTAACGGAAAAGTTATGCCTTCAAAAGATGGTTGTTTGATGTGGACAAATACAGGTAAAGAACATTTTGTTGTAAATATGAATAGAGAACCACAATACAAAATTATATTTCAAGGTTTTTTTAAAAAGCCTTTTAGAGAAAAAGTTGTTAATGAGAAGAGTGAATATTTAAATGTTAACCAGTTACACTAATAAACCCGAAAATTTTAAATACTTAGAAGAATATAACAATATCTTAAATAGTATTGTAGATAAAAAAACAGATTACTTATGGAAAAATTATGTAGATTTTAAATTTGAAGAACAGGCAGCTTTAACTGTAGGTTTAGAAGATAATAAAGTAAAAGTAATATCTAGTATTATAAACAGAGATATATGGCCAAAAGGTGTGTATAGACTTATGAATAGATATTTTGTTGAAGAAGATTATAGAGACACAAATACAAGAACCCACAAAGCAAAAGGCTATAATATAGGCCATATTATATTGAACGACCAATTACGATATTTAAAAAATAACTTAGATTACAATTTTTATTTTATAAGCAGACAGAAAAATAGAAAATTTTTAAGTTACTGGACAAATAAATTTAATAAAGAATACGACCAAAATTTAACAGTATCGAATGATAGATATTGGATTTGCAATAGCACAAGATTTAATTGTTGTCAAGTATTGGTGTATGAAAATGATAACGAGATACCATTTCGGAAAGGATAAATAAGGACATGATTGATAATAAACACAGTTTTTTACAAATACCTAGCACAGCATTATACTTAATGAATTATTTTGAATCAATTGGATATGATGTTGTACTACATGAAAATTGGGAAGAGTTAGGAACAATTTTAACAGAGTCATCTGATTATCCTTATCCTATGGATCCTAGTTTCACACCCTCATACCTAGGAGAATTAGGTAAAGGAGCTACTGCTTTTGCTTTGTATTTAAAAAAAGGAGATGAAGTTGTAGCTACATATGCAGCTAAGTCACACAGACCTAGAACAATTGCTGATAATTTATATGAGTTTTATCCTAATTTAGAAGTACAAACATTACCTGAAATTTTAGACAGAGAAGATATGGATTATTATTATAGTTCATGTCAATGGGTACACACAGACCATCTAGGTAAAAAGTTGGGTGTTTCTTTAGACTTATTGAAAAAACACATTATATTTGATAGCCCACAATTTCAAAATGTAGATGTTAATTTTGCAATACATAAAATTAATGACAGTATGAAATCATATCATTTATCTAAACTATTTTACTCAAATAGTGAATCTTTTGCTATCAAAAAAGATGGTGGTGTAGGCGGTGCAGGAAGTGAAGAAGACAGAGAATATAATATTGTTTGGACTGTCAAAGAGTCATTTCAAAGTAAAGTGTCTGAAATTAAAGCTACTTACAATTAGTCTAAAAATTCATTATAAATAGTAATAGGAGATAATTATGAATACAGTAATGATTGACGGTAAAAGTTATGAAGTTGCAAAGTTGAGTCCAGAGTTACAAAACTACTTGGTAGTACGACAAGAAATTCAGGCCTCTAAAGTAAGACATAATCTTGAGCTAGAAAAAATCGAAGTGTTGACAGCACATTATAACAAAAAAATTGCAGAATTAGTAAAAAAAGAAGTACCGGAAGAGAAATAAAACATGGCAGCTATAGCTAACTTATCAATAGACCAAGGGGCAACATTTACCTCTGATGTCACAGTCAAAGACGCAAATGATAACCCTTTTAACTTGACAGGTTATACAGCAGCTGCTAAATTAGCTAAAGGTTATGCCTCTACTAGAACAAGAACAGATTTTACTGCTACAGTAGCTGCTGACGCAACTACAGGAGTAGTAACTTTATCACTAACCTCAACACAAACGGCAGCTTTAGACGCCGAGAGGTATGTGTATGATTTAGAGATTACTCAAACATCAAGTGGCAATGTCACTAGAGTAATTGAAGGTATTATTTCGGTACGACCACAAGTAACTACTTAATTCAACTCTTTTTTGTTATAAATATACACAAGGAGAGAATTAATGCCTGATATTACAGCTAAGATTAATGTAAATACATCACAAGGACCACAACAAGTTTCAGTAGCCTTGCCATCTGCTCAGGCGGCTCAAAATAGTTCTCTACAATTAAAGTTATTAGGAGATGTTGATACAACTTCTCTTGCAGATGGAGCTATTTTACAATATAGGTCAAGTGACGCCAAGTTTGTTGCACGAACAGAAATTGTTACAACAACGGGTACCTTGACATTAAACGCAGGTTCATTTTAGGAGTTTTAAATGGCAACGGTAATTCAGATAAAAAGAAGTTCAGCGGCAACAGCCCCGAGTACGCTGAAACTAGGTGAATTAGCTTATACTTATGGAACAGGTACACAAGCCAATAGTGGTGATAGACTATTCATTGGTGAGGGTGGCGTTGACGGTAACGGTGACGCAAATAATATTTCAGTAATTGGTGGTCAGTATTTTACTGACATGTTAGACCATGTCGCAGGTACTTTAACAGGAAGTTCAGCACTTACAGCAGACGCAAACTTAGCAATCGACCAAGTGATTGTAGGTAATTCTGCTACAGTAGGTGGTACAGTAAAATTAAACGAAGGTACAAATAACGGTACAAACTTTATTGGTTTGAAAGCTCCTAATGCCGTTACTACTACAACTACATTTACTTTACCAGACGGTGATGGTACAGCAGGTCAATTCTTAAAAACAGACGGTTCAGGCAATTTAGATTTTGCAACTGTAAATCAGTTTATTGATTTAGCAGGTGATTCAGGTTCAGACACATACAATACTGCTGAGACATTGACATTCTCAGGTGGTGCAGGTATGCAAACTGTTATCACAGATAACGAAGTAACAATTAACGCAACAGCATTAACAAATTCAAACTTATCAGGTTCTGCTGGTATTACAAATGCTAACTTAGCAAATCCTACAACAACTTTAGGTTCATCTACATTAACATTAGGTGCAACTACAACTGACATTGCAGGATTAACTTCTTTAGTTGTTGATAGTATTACTATCAATGGCGCTACTATGTCAACAACTGCTGGTAATACTGACATTGTTATGTCTCCTCACGGAACAGGAACAGTTACAGTACCAAGTGGTTATGAAGACAGAGCAGGATTTACAACAAACTCATTAGCAAACAAAGCTTATGTTGACCAAGTTGCACAAGGTTTAGATACAAAACCATCAACTAGAGCAGCTACAACTGCTGACTTATCAACAACATACTCAAACGGAAGTTCGGGTGTTGGTGCGACATTAACAGCAGGTTCAAATGGTGCAATTGTAATTGATGGTGTTTCACTATCAGTAGATGATAGAGTTTTAGTTAAAGACCAATCAACAGCAGCTGAAAATGGTATTTACAGAGTTACAACACAAGGTGATGGTTCAACTGCCTTTGTGTTAACAAGAGCAACTCCTGAAGACCAACCTGAAGAATTAACAGGTGGTGCTTTCGTATTTGTAGAAGAAGGTACTGCTAATGCAAATAACGGTTATGTATTTACTCATACAGGTGCTCCTACTTTTGGTACAACAAGTTTAGATGTTGCTCAATTCTCAGGTGCAGGACAAATTACTGCTGGTGCGGCTTTAAGTAAAACTGGTAACCAACTTGATGTTGAAGTTGATGACAGTTCAATTGAAGTTAACGCAGACGCATTAAGAGTTAAAGC